TTATCTACGACAACGCCCTTAACCGTGTTGACTGCGTTGCTGCGGTCGTCCTTAGTGGTTCCACTGATGCCTGATGTGAAATCAGCCTCGCCCAGAGTGACGGTTGGCGTTATGTATCGACCAGAGCGGATAATCCACTCGCCGCCAATGAACTCAACAACACCAGCTCCTGCGGTCTTCATCTTGCGAAGCACCTCGATTGGATCCTCTAGTGCGTCCACCATGCCATCCAGCTGGTAGCGGTCAACTGTCGCAATACCCAGGTTTGCTACACGCCAAGTGATATCATTATCAGTGATTAGGTCGTTCAGGCTCACTCCAGTGACGTCAGGAGTAGATGTGCCAGTCGTACCAGCTGTTAGTGCGTAAAGAAGCGTGCTACCAACTGCTCGCGTGTACCCTGCTCGATCTAGGGTTGTGCTAGCTGCCCAATTAGTCCACAGTTCGTTGATGGTCGTGCCTGCATCATTAGCTGATGCGATTAGCTCTGCCTCATTAATCTTGCTGTATGTCAGGCCGTAGCGACCATAGCCGAAGTCAGACTGCAGGAAGTGTGAGACGCAAAGTGCCCAGTTGTTGCTGTACTCCCACGTCGTGCTGTCATCTGGATCATGAGCAGCTTCGCGAGGGTCATAAACCTTCATACCCTGAACAACGCGTTGGAACTGAGGAACACCCGCACTAAATGCGTTCTTGGTGTCGTCATTCTCCGTTGGCTGCTTGAGCTCCATGCGGATGTAGGTGTACGCCATGCCCTTGAATGCATCGCTAGAGTAGATCTGCCCCATCGCCGCGTCTAGTGTGCTGTCGGCTGATGTTTGACCAGGACCGCCCAGGTGGTCGGCAATGTACAGGCTCTGGTAGTAGCGGTTGGTTGAGCTGCTGGTTGTTCTGAGCGTTCCCTCTGATCCTGAAGCCATCTCAACAACTTCGCCATTGACGTACAGATCGCCCAGGCTCTCAACCTCGTGGTCGCAATGGACCAGCACCATGTGCAGAAACTCGTTCTCCGTTCCGCTGGTGCCCATGTAGGCGATAGTGCCACCAACAGCAACCTCGCCATAGACGTACTGCCTGGAGCTTGTTGCGTTGCGTTGGTTCTGGCCTCTGACGTTGAGGCTACGGCGTGTGTTGACATTACCGAAGTCAACCTTGGGTGCAAGTAAGTTAGCCCCCACCATAGTTACTGCTGCAACTGATACATGTGCAAGCACTGTGGCTAGGGTGGCGTTGGCAACCCCCATTGATGTGAAGAATGATGCTACTGCTGGTACTATTCCTTGTGGCATGGTCGATATGCGGATGTCGCGTTTAGTGTTTTAAAGTAAGATTGAAAGTTGTCGTTTGGTCCCATGGATAACAATCCATCAACATTGACGGCCATTGTAACATCAAGGGCTCTAGAGCTATTCCTATAGACCATCAGATCGCCTACACGGGCTTTCTTGACGTCTACCCTGGTAAGGTATGGCAAACCAGCCAAACCGTCCTCCAGGGTGCCCTCACGCCTGATTCTACGTGCTACGGCCAATGGAGTGTTTAAATGCTTAAACTCGTCATGCAGGTCAATCTTATTGAGAGCCTGGTGCCAGCAGTTGTTACCCCAGTCCATTATGCTTTGATGCCCCAGAGAAATTCCTTATCCTCAATGTCTCCGATAAACCTAAGTGAACGGTCGTTGCCGTGTCTTTCTTTTTGGTCCTGCTCAGTGCGTCGTTGCTGAGATGGTCCAACGCCATAGGCAAAGCCCTCGGTTTTGATCGTTATAGCTGCAGTGTTGCCATCGTTGCTCATCTCCATGACGTCCACAAGCCCCTGGAACATCTGGTAGGGCGTGCCTGATATAGTTGTACTGTCAGTCATTGTGGCCAAGTACAGAGTCACTGGTGAGTTCTGGTAGTGCTCAGAGAGGGCTAGGCTGATGTTTCCAGCTGGCAAGCCAGTTAGACCGAAGTTTAGCCCCTGTGCGGATCCGTCTTGGGTTTCCTTTGGTAGCTCAATTGCGTTAAGTATACCAAGCCCGATCCAGTCGCTTGATCCAGCATCGCCAGATGTAACTGTACTCCAGTCACTGTCATCGAGAGATATGGTTTCAGGCCCAGACCACCAGCGTGTCGTTGCTGTAGGAAACTCAAACTCAACAAAGAATGCGGGTTTAACTACTCCAAGTGCCAGGTTTGCACTAGTGGTCGAATCTAGATTGCGTGCCATTATGCCTCTATTGCGTTGATGGTTACTCCAGTCAGGAATCCGCTTGATCCAATAGTCCAACCCACCACTGGCTCGCGTAGCCTCCATAGGGTGGGGGATGTCTGTCCCTGTGCGTAGTTGTAGATCGATCCCTGTGTGGTTGCATTAAGGTCGAATGTGAATGTCTCAGCCATGCCCTCCAGGTCAACCAGGAAGTCGATCCATGCTGCCTTTGTCGTCACGTCCTTGATAGGAGGCAGAACCGCGTCCCACTCATACTTGCCAGAGCCTACCCACTCATAGACGTGGATGTCGCCCGTAAAAGGTGACCTGGTGAATGGCGTGGACTTGTTCCTTCGGACTGTTACCGATGAGAACGCTGGGCTTGTTGGTATAGTTGGCATTAAACTCTTCTCCTTTTGTTATCGCCGATCTTGGCTACTGCTAGCTGTACGGATGTGGAAACTGACTGAGCGATCATGCCCTGCATCTCCTGTTTGTCACCGCCGTTGATGGCGAAATTGTTTACGACCGATATGGTCTGTCCACCTCCACCCATGCGGTTGTTTGGAGTGATTGATCCTGCATTGGTTGGTGTGAATAGCTCAGGCCCCTTCTCTCCTACTATGTATGGTGTGTTAGCACTAACAGGGCCTCCAATAGCCCTGCCCTTAAGCATTCCCAGTAATCCAGATGCCTTGTTTTCGCTATTACCAAATCCACCAATAGCAGCAAGCAATTGAGTCTTAGCGATCTGCTTTAGAATTGACTGAAGCACGCCCTTAAAGCCCTCGCCCTCAACGATAGCGTCCGCGATGCCTTCCCTGACGTCGTCAAACAACTCAACCATTGACTTCTGCCATTCGTTCATGCCATTCTCTTGATCCTTTAGTGCCTTGCCAGTTGCGTCCAGGTTTGTGGTCAGGTTGTCAAGCTGGTCATTAAGCTTAACAACCTCATCCGTTCCCAGACCCTTATCTTTTAGCTGTGCCCTGAGCTCGGCAATAGCCCCAGCGACCTCGTTGTATTTTTCCTTTAGTGCTTCAGTTAGGTCAACGCCCTCCGATGTGGCAACCCTGCTCTCAAGAGCTCTCTTCTTTTCTCTGGTAGCATTATAATCAGCCAGGTTGCCGAGTGCAAGTGCGGCCTTCATCTGCTTCTCAAGGTCTTCAAAACGCTTCTTTCGCTCGTCCTCTCGCTCTTTGGCAAGCTCCTTTGCGGCCTCAACCTCAGCCTCACTAAACTCCGATATAGAGTTCTGTATTTCCAATATAGTCTTGCTGTGCAGTGCGTGATCACGAAGAAATCCATCCAACTGTGAGGCACTAAAAACCTCACCATCTGCTGCCTTGGCTAGGTTTTTATTGATCGGAACAAGCTTTTGCTTGGCCTCAGCCTCCAGGCCCACCAGTGCCGTAATGTTCTTTTGCTGACCAGCAGCCCTAAGCCTTAGCTGAAATGCCCTTTCTTGAAAATTCTTATTGATCTTTTCTCGCTGCTGCAATATGCGATTATCCTTAGCTTCGTCAGCGACTTTCTGAGCTTCTAGTTTTACGTTTTCCCTTGCAAGTTTAAGTCTTGCCTCAGCCGTCTTAAAGCCCCTGTGCATGGAGGCCAATCTCTTACGCTCTCCCACGGCTAGGGCAGAAGTCTGGTCTGTAAGCCCCATCACATGTTCTTTTTGCTTCCTGAGCAGGTGTATTGCAGCGGGAAATTCCTTGGCTGTTAGGTTTCTAAAAACGCCCTCAAGTGCCTTCCCTGTCTTTTTAACTTCTTGCGTGGTTTGCCCCATGCTTAAGGAATTACGGAAAGCGACGTTTGTCTCTACAGTCTTAGTGAGATTCTTTCTTATGTCACTCAGACCCTTATTGAATGCCGCCGCATCCGCCTGCTCAGTCAGGAACTTCATGAAATCCCCAAGTGATCCAGCTGCATCCTCACCAAAGGCTATGTTTAGGTTGAATAAGGAGTCCTTCAGCTTTGTCAGCCTAGTAGCAAGTGTGTCAATCTGCTCAGTTGCTGCACCAGCAAACTCAGTGTTGCCTATGTCTGTCAGGAACTTAACGATGTCCGCACTGGAGTTGTCAACCTCTGTTGTTACGCCCCTAAATACAAACCGTATCTTATCGCCCTCATTACGAGCTAGTATACCAAATTCCTTTAGTCGCTCAAACTCCCTTGTATTTGCATCAGCAACAGCCTCAACGAACTGCTTTAGGCTCTTACCCATTGCTGCTGCGGTATTTGAGAATGATATCAGCGAGCTTTGGCTGGCATCCAAGCCCATGTTCTTAAGCCTAACGAAGCCAGTTGTTAGATCCTTCAGGGAAGATGGCAGCAGCTTGGCTGTGCTTTGAAGCATTGAGAACGCCTCCTCTGCGGCCATTGCTGAACCAGTCGCAACTTTTAGCTCAACTGACATTACCTGGAAATCGGAAACGTCTTTAAACATTGTCCTGGCAACAGCGGTCAGCCCTGACATAGCACGCTCAATAGCAAAGATACCACCAGCCATCTTGGCAAAGTCCTTGGTGATCCGCTTACTCATCCCAGCAGTCTTCTTTGTGCGGTTCTGGTATTCAAGGAAAGCCTTCTCCGCCCTGCTTAGGTTACGCTGAACCTCGCCAGTGTCGGCGATTACCTGGATGTAAACTGATGGTATTTCGTTAGCCATTTTGCTCTGTCTGTTTTCTTCCGCCGAACGTGCCCTTGAGGTACTTGGAGAATGAGTCTACCGACTCCTGAGATTGCTCTTCACCTTGTGATTGGCCATTCAGCTTTCGCCACATGTTAACACAAGCCAGGTACTCACCTCGGCTCATGCTCCAGAAATCATCAGGACGTAGGCGAAGAGCGACCACGCCAAAAGCAAAGTCGTCTAACAGTGCTTTATCGTGGTCGCCCCGCACCATGGAACCTGATTATTCTTGTTCTGATTTGGAACCGACCAACCAAGGAACTTGATTAAGCAGGATTCCGGCTGCGTCAAACAGCTCAACCATGGACTCCACTCCATTACTTATTTCTTCGGGAGTCAGGTTCTTTTCAACTAGATTGACGCAAATTAGTCTACTGATCGCATCGAGCGAGTCGAATAGTGCATTGTTATCACCACTTGATAAGTTAGTGATTAATGACATGTCCCCGCCGCTGCGACGAAAACGGAGGATGGCCGCGTTGCTTGCGTAAACCTCGCGGTCATCTCCATTGATATTTATTGTGATTGTTTGTTCTTTCATGGTCGGTTACTTGTTGAAAGATTACGAAGAAGAAATCACGTCAGCACCAGTGCGCTTGATCGAGCAGGAAGCAGTGATTGCTCCGTCAGCTGGGAGATCGATTTCGAACCCCTTAACCAATGCGTTGAAAGTGTGGATGTGATTGGCTGTTGGGCCACTGAGTGTGATTATGAACGCAAGAGCTGCATCGCCTACGCCATCACGTAGAGCAATCTGTCCAGCATCTTCTGGGTCATAGACCAACTCGATTGTCATATCATCTGAGTCAACCATACCAGCGACGTAAGAACGACGGTTGGAAGCGTGATCAGATACATCGATTTCGTCGCTAGAGTCACTAGGTACTCCAAACGAAACCACGTTTGAGATAGCGGTTCCACCAACTGTGATGGTTGCGCCGTTTGCTGCATATTTAGCCATTTTATTTTATGGGTTTAGGTTTGGTTTAGTTTGGAGCAGATTAGCTCCATGTAATTTCAAGAGTGATTGAGGCACTGTAAATCTCATCGTCGTCGGAGTAGCCAGTATTGAGACCCTGCCAGACTATGTGGGAGTCGCTAGTGCCAAGCATGACCCGCTTGTTGCTTAGACGTGTCCTTAGAAGCTCTGAGAGCTCGTACACCTGCGTTATGGTTGGTGCATGTACGGATATGTCAATGAGATCCCTAACGAGCAGCCCAGAGTCATTGTGGGTGTCTAGGGTGGTTGATGATAATGTAGAGTAGACCGCGTAAGCCTCTGTACCGTCCTCCTGCATAGCAACCTCTGGGTAGAATCTACTCCCAATGATTGCTGCAATTGCAGTGTCGTCCAGTATGTATGTGCGTAGGCTTGTTCTCATGTCTCTATAGGGTATAAACTGCTAGCAGGTCAGTTAATATGCTTTATTTCTTTTTCTTCCTGGGCCTCGTGTTAAACCTGGCACGCTTCTTGACTGCCTTGGCCATGAAATCCTCCACTGACGAAGTAATTTGCCCTGGTTTCGCTGTCGCATTCATGGCCTTGCGTATGAAGCCCGTACCTGGGTGCCCCTTCTTGGAGAACTCAATGGCATTGATTAGGTGGATTCGCTGGACTAGCTTTCCATCCACCAGGAAGAACTTCCGCTTGCCCACTCCCACACGGGCGTCAGTCATGCCCTTCTTTTTCCTACTATTCTTTGCGTTGATAGCAAACGAGCCCTTAAGAGCACCCGAGCTCTTGCTGGATTTTGGTGCTGTTGATATGACCCTCTTCAGTGCAGGCTGGAGTGACTTCTTGGACGCGGCCTTGTACCTTCCCATAACCCACTTAGGGTCACCCAGCTTGATCAATTCTTTGACCATATCCTGGATGCCCTTGCTGTCGATCTTGACCTGAATCCTGTCTTTAGCCATTACTTCTCAATCTGCATTTCAATCAAGCGATCAATCTTATCGTCGATCCTAATCATTAGCTCTTCCAGTCTGCCGATTCTGTTCTCGGTGTTGCTCTTATAGCTCTCAAACTCCTGCCTCGTTATTTCGTTGGGGCTATGGATGTGGTCAGATGCTAAGTGAGCTGAAAGCTGCTCCTTAAACTTCGTGAAATTGCCGTGAGCCACCCACATACGGCTCTGTCGCTCCTGGGCGTCCTCAAATCTGATGTAGCGGTCGTCAAGATTGGTCATTGTCAAGGTGACAAGTGCTCCACCAATTAACCAGCTACTCCACAACAACGACTGTATAAGTGTCTTGTACTTTTCAAACCAGCTCATGCCTTAGCCCCCAGGTAGAAAGACACTAGTGCTAAGAAAGCGGTCTTGTTAACGGCCAGAAACGGAACGCCCTCAACGGCTACATATTCCATCACGGTACGCTGCCAGAACAGCATTCCCTTGGTCACTTCGTTCTCGATAATAACTGGCTTACCAGCGAAACCAGCAATGATAATAGACACAAAACTAAACGCAACCAGAGCATAAATTGCCCGTCTAACCCACATGCCGCCAGTTATCGACTGGGCACGCTCCATGGATTGTTCACCCAATGACCAAGCCTCACGGCGAGCATCTCCGAGCTCTTTTATGAGGGTGGAAGCAATATTTAAGCCTTTGCCTAAAACTGCCCCACCTCCCATGGTTGCTATGTCAACTAGTTCTGGTGTCATTGTTCTATTTGTTAAGGTGCGTCAGTTACGATGTCAGCTGCCGTCATGTTATACATTACGAAGTGAGCAGTGCCCACGTTGTCCTGAATATTGGGGTAAGTGTCTCCGTCACCCATCCTCCAATAGTGTACTGGTGAATCGGTTAGATCTGATAGGTCGTGGGTCGATCCGCTGTTGTAAATATCCGACGCGTTGGAGCTTTGGTCTGATGACCAAATTGCAAGCTCCTCAACGTAGTTACTCTTCATGTAGTTCCCGCTTGCGTATCTACCAACCCTCAAGTTGTCGCCAGATATTGCAGACGACCAACCATAATTACCGTGCGTGTTGCTCATGGTCTGCAATGACCCATCGATGTAGACTGAGAACCTGCTGTAGTAGTCAGATAGTTCGCCAGATGAGGCTCCAGTCGTTCCTCCATCGTATGCAACCAAAACGTGCTTCCAAGAGCCAGTTGCTAGACTGTCCTGCGGGGTTGTCTCTTGGATGTAGTTCAAACCACTGCCCATCCTTAATCGCAATTTGTCACTTCCCCCGACGTACCTAAGCTCGATGTGGCCTCCATTTGTTACATCACTTGACCCGTAGTAGAGTATGGTTTGACCAGTCGTGTCAGTACCACCTTTGAACCAAAAAGCAATCGACCAGGCATCTCCTGAGCCCGATCCATTCCCAGACCTACCAAGCGTGGTATCAAGCAGAGCCGCGTTAGCTCCTAAGTAGTTTGTGTTCTCGAAGAATATAGACTTGGTATTAGAAAAAGGTGCCGATGACACGACTAGGTTGATGGTTTCGCTATCTTGACCAAAGTAGTTAATTGCCTTTGCTGTTAACGCATAAGTTGCAGGCGACAACCCAGACCCGCCTATTAGCTTCCTGATGTTACCGTCAACAGTGGCAACGCCAGATGGCAAATTAGTCCACTCATAAGCCACGCCATTGGTTGCTACAAGCTCGTAATTTAATGTATCACCCTCCGTTAAGTTAACCGTGGTCGATGAAGTTATAACCGGAGCTACGCCAGACGCACCGCCAGACTGCTGAAAGAATGCGTTAAGCTCGTTGACTGCGGTTGCTAGAATTGAGCTAACTGCTACACTATTAATACTTGTGTTAACAACACGAAGATCAGTAAATAATGCTACGTCTCCGGTGTGTTGAAGTATGTTTATGTGGTTATCGTCGTTGGCGACTGCCCTAATTGCGTTAACCGAGTATGCGTCTCCATTGTCAACCAAGATGGTCGTGTTGGTTGCATCTATTGTGAAATTAAGGGTGTCAGATGCTGAAAGTATAAACTGGCCAGTGTTAGTTGCTACATTACATTGACTGGTTATGTAGTCCGCGCACTCCGTTGATGATGCAAATGCCGTTCCATCTGCCTCAGCGAATGTAGTGTATGGGATTTGGTAGAACTCATATACACTGGAACCCGCTTGTATTGTCCTTACGTCGTTGATCACGTTAACCTTACTACTGTCACTTGAATCAACCTCGCCACTTAAGCAGGAGTTCCAGTAAACCGGATTCGAGCTACCAACAAAGTTGACGCAATTGCCTGCACTATTTCTTACAATCTTGATCGACATTATCTCTGAATTGTGTTTAGAATGGTTAGCGGCTGAATCTGCACCTGATTATCAGACCTAATAGCCGGAAGAGCTCTGGCGTTTACATCCTCGTTAGATGCAAAGTATGCCGATAGTATTGGGCGGTTTAGAAATGTTCTTCCCACCGTACCAACTCCGTAGAACAATGGCTCGCCAGTTAAAGAGAATGTGTATGTCGCATCATCACTGGAATCGCGTGTCTGCCAAATCAGTGCAACCTCGACTGTAGTGTTTACAACCTGCGGCAGTAGGTTGAAATCAAAACGAACCAAGGCCATGTCACCTGCTTGGCACTGAGTATAATCAAGTGATCCGGTTGCGGCTGTGTATTGTAAGTTCCCAGATGTTACAGCGTCAGAGTAGGTTGAATCGTTAAATGAGTAGTCGAACATGCTAGTGACGCCCTGTGGCATGTAACTACCGCCAAATAGTCCTATGCCAGTAGCTACTTCTGGAGTTGGCGTTGTCCAGTATGGAGCGTCGTTCGTTGCCTGGGACGTTCCATCTAAGCCAAACCTAAGCCAAGCCTGATCATCAACCATGTCTTGCGTGTACTGAACATTGGACCCAACATCTGATTGACCAGCTAACCCAGTCGTGCGATCTGTGAACCCACCAGTGAACTCGTAGCCACCATTCGACTTATCTAGGCCATCGAATAACGTATCAAAGTTATTGTTAATCTTGCCGAATGCCCGATTAACCTGTAGCCAGTCTCCAACCTGAACTGTATTTTCTATTAAGTCCTGATGGCTCATGATTCCGAAATGAAAATTCTACCGTTTCTATCTCTTGATGTTTTAACACTTCCCTTGTACACTGGGCCTTGATTCTGTAGCAAATGACTACGTGTGTTTGATTTCTTAATCTCACCATTCAGCCCAGATGGAGCTGCTGGTGGATTTGTACCAATCATAACCTCGTTCGTGAATTCTGACTCACCAAACTGATTCCACGCTCTAACACGGTATTGCAATATTACTCCGATTGGAATTACTGCATCATTGAAAGCTGCCGTGTCTGCGTTGGTTCCGGCGATTAGCTTCCAATCCTCATTGTTAACCTTACGCCAAACTTCGAAACCAGCTTCGTTATTTGAGTTATCCTGCCAGGTAAGCGTTAAATCGGCAGCGTAGATGCTCGTTGTGAGCAGTAGCGTTGTTAGTAGTGTTTTCATTTAATGTTATGCGGTTTCGTGGTAAACGTCGATGCGAGTACTGTTTGCCGGAACTGTTCCCGTGTAATCTTTTGTGGTTTGTCCGTACTGGCGTATATTACCAGTCCAATTCTGTTCACCAGTCCAAGCAAACGAGAAAATTAGTGTACTCGTTCCTTGCTCGTAAACAGAGAACGTCCCTCCACCTGTTCCCAGCAGTGTCTGCCAATCCGTTCCAGCTGTGCTTTGATCGAAAAAGCAGCCCAAGCCGTCATCAGTCCAAACACCATTTTTAGTACCGTCCCTGAAATCCATGTTGCCAATAGCATATGAACCATACACCGTGCTACTGCCATCAGTTCTCATACTGGTTTCAACGCCTCCAGTCGAATTGTTGGTCACGCCGTTTAATATTAAAGCGTCGCCCGATGGGCCGCTAGGAGCAGCAGGAGCCAAAACCTTCCCAGAATTATAAAGTGCTGTGCGTTCACTAGAGTCTAATGCAATTGACCAGAAACCTAGATGCGTAACGTCGGCTATTATGCTTCCGTTGTTGTTATACGCTAGCTGTCCAATGTAGTTGTCTTTGGTATTAGTCAAAGCACCAGTGACAGATGAAACATCGACGCTAGAATACTGTGCATTATTTACGTATGTTATCAGCGTAGCATCAGCCGTAAATACCATCATGTAATGTGCCCAAGCATCTGTCGCAATCCCCGTATCCGTGTTGGTGTCTCCTAAGGTTGTTGTACCGTCACAAACTGCATTGTACCTGACATAGGTGGTACTATTAACCTTGCGTAAACAAATTTGATATCCCGCATCAGACGCCAGAACATTGTGTCGCTTCGAAAAAATGCCACCTGTATCATAGTTCCCCATAGAGCTAGATACTTTAGCCCAAAACGATATTGTGAAATCTTCTCCATCACCAACATCAAAATTGGCATCATCAGTACGAGAAAAGTATTTACCCGCTGGGCGATCAAGCGTCCGTACATTCACGGTCTC